CGTATGTAGATTTAATCATTGGACCAAAGCCTTTAAGTAAGGCACCGCCCATAGTTACTTGTAATTCTTTATTTAATTGGCTGAATTCCTCAACTAATTTTGCTGGTGATTGTAAAGACAAAGCAAAAGCACCCGCCGCTTTGCTTCCTTCTTTGAGAACAAGATTCATAACCGCCTGTCGGCGTTCGCCCATAGTCAAATCTTTAGCCGCTTTTCCGATTGAACTGGCATAGCGTCCATAGGCTGTACTGGCGTCTGTTGTTATACCTACTTGACGAAGAATTCTTGTGTTACCAGTTGTTATAGCCATGGTTAAAGAACTAAGTGCTTCTTCACCACTCATTGAAGATGCTACTGATAAATCTTGAGCGACCCTAGCAATATCAGCGGACTTGGATAAATCTATATTTGATTGAGCAAACTTAAGTGTGGTCTTTTGAGCCTGAGCCGCTTGGATGCCGACTGTTCGCATTGAATCAGATGCGGTTTTAAGAGCCTCATAACCTTTTCCGCTTGATGCTCCGACTGCCTCAAGTGCTAAATCTAAGCGCTCAACTTCCGCCGCCGCTTTGAAAGACTTCATTCCGAAAGCAATAATTCCAGCCACCGCCGCGCCCGAGGCAACGCCGATGGCTGTCATTGAACTTTGTAATTTTGATGAAGCCTGTTGGAACTCATTAGCCGATTTAACGGCTCTATCCATGCCTTGAGTAAACTGGGCTGAGTCCGCCGATAACCGAGCGCGGACTTCCATGGTCGGTGATTCAGCCATTTATCTCCTCGCCTTTGCTCTTCTCTCGGCTTTCTCGCGTTCTTTTTCTTTGAGAAGATAGAGCGCGTTCCACTCAGTTAATTCCATACTGCTAAGTGGGCGGTGGGCTGTGCTTCCGTAAAGAAGTTCACCCACCGTCCGACCTAACTTTTCTGCTAGTTCGAAAAGAAACCGTCTCTCAGGATTCTTTAGGAAATCGCGCCTGTGACTCGTCTACCGCCTTATCTCCAAGACCTGAACTGCCAAGAGCCTTTGTTGCCAAACGCTCAATGACTGCGCCATTCTTTGAAAGGATGGCTTCACGGTCTTTTTCTGTAAAGACTGGTAGACCCGTTTCAGGGTCAAACACGGTTGCGATAACAGTCTTTGCGTACATATTAGAAACATCCACTTTATCTGCCGAGGTTGCCCCTTCAGTAAGTGTTGCTCGTTGTGCCGCTGTCATTGAACGAATCTCGACAGTTACTTTCCATTCGGGAACTTCAAGTAACTCTTTCGTAATATCATCGGCTTCAAATATCTTTCCGCGTAAATCTGTCATTTTATTCTCCTTGGGACACTAGATTGATTGGTCACGATAATTTATTAAGTTTTTTTGAATCTATTTGTTATGCGTAGGTACCGCGTGTAATGGCACCTGTTACTTGGAATTCTGCTGAGTAAGAAACGACATCTCCAATGGCGCCACTCTTCTCATAAGAAGTCAAAATACATTCACCTGTGTACTTAACATTTGGTGATGTTGAACCTTCAGGACCGTACTCGAATGAGAGAGAAGCCGCTTGACCTAGAACTCCAGCCAAGTGAGCATCAACTGTCGCATCAAAGTTTCCTGAGATAGAAAGTGTTGAATCTGTCAGACCAACTACATAAGATTTTGCGGAACTTCCGAAAGTGGAAGTTTCTGCTGTGTCTACTGACTGTGGGAATGACACATCGGTAAGGGTGTTGCTAATATCGGTAAGAGTGCCACCTGAATTATCTACTTTGAATACGGTGGATTTACCATGACGAAATGTAGGCATTGTTTGTTTTACCTCCTAGTAAAAGCCACCACAGGGGTAGCCGAGCCTGTTGAACCTGCGACTGTGTAATTAACTCGTAGGTATCTATTAACTGTTGTGCCAGCCGCAACTACAATTCTTTCTGAAGTTGTGGTTGTGCTTGTAACCACGGTAAAAGTAACCAAGTCAGCAAAAGTTGAATTATCTGCTGAGTGTTGGATTTTTACTGTGATATTTCCATTGCGTGTATTTACTGGAACTGACAAGAAACCCGCTCCACCATTAAGGGTTGAGGCTCCGTTGTCTACGCTTGTTCCATTTCCAGTCGCGGTTACAGTTGAACCTGAAGAAAGAATCTTCCCGTGTTCAACGGCATCTGTTGATTGGAATTCTGCGCTTGCTTGGACAATATCTGCGATGGCACCTGAGACCTCGTAAGATGTATCGTCGGCTATTAGTAAGATTGCTCCAGTACCATTGCTATGACCTTCAGGAGCAACAATCACTTGAGTCTTGGTTGCGTTACCAAGAGCGGTATCAAAAAATTCATCTGTACCTGTTGAGGCTGTTCCTTCGAACATACCCCCAAGGGATACGGTTCCATCGCGGTGACCGACTACATAAGTCTTGGCACTCGTTCCGAAAGCGCTTGTCTCAGCGGTATCAATACTTGTTGATGCGCTGACATTATTAAAGTAGGTAGAAAAATCAAACTCATCAAGATAGACATTGACATTTTTACCATGGCGAAATGTTGGCATTATTTCTCCTCAACTGGGCGTTGGTGTGGGGTGCCGTCTTGGATAAAACCATCGCCATCAATATCTGTGGCGTCAGCATCAAAACCATCTTCAGCGATAGGTTCTTCAACCTTCTCGACTACTGGCTCGACTTTAGGTTCTTCTTTTACAGGCTCTTCGATTTTTGTTGCTGGCTTGTCGGCATCTTCGATAATGCCTGATTCCAAAAGCCACTTGACCGAGGTTGCTGGTAAATCTTCAACAATCTTTCCAGCCTCGGCGCGTTTGTTAGGTGGGTAATCAATACCCTGTAAGACTCGATAACGAGCCATTCAAACCTCCTCCGTGACGGCACATAGAAAACCCGAGTGACCGTCAGGTCACTCGGACACGGAAGAGACGAAAAACTCAGGCGACTAAGCGCACATTGAGTTTAGTATAGCGTATTGATTATTTTATGATTGTGCTGTTTTCGGGAGTAAAGAATGGAACTGCTGGAACTATGAAGGCGCTTGGATTCAAACCTTTTCCTAAGACAACCTTGCCCTTGGCTTCCACAATAATTTCGGTGTAGCCCTTCTTGGCTATCGCCTTATCGCCTGTCCCGACCCATTCAATGATTTGAGCATCTCTAACCGCCAAGTCTGCGAACGAAGCAAAGACCGCAAAAGCGTATCCAAACTTTGTAGCAATTTTTTTGTTTGGAACCAACTTGCCATCTTTATCACCTAGGGTTGAAAAACCCCAAAGATAATTATTCTCGGCTAAATCTGCTTCTTCTAACAATAATCTTGCTGAGCAATCTGAAGCCCATTGAGATAGAAACCCGTCTGTATCGCAACGCTCAAATGAATCTAGCGAATCTTGTCGGGCTTGCTTTGCTCGCTCCCGTAACTCATCTGCTTTTGTAGTCATTATCCGTTGTACTCCCCTCGGCTTCTCAAGATTTCGCGCTCGCTAACATTGTTAATAATTTGTCCTCTTTCAACAGCCACATTCTCTCTGCTTAACAAAGCCTCTATTTCAGCGATAGTTTCTTTCAAAGTAAAGTTCACGCTGATTCTATAACTTGTTGGCACGACTGCGTTAGCATTGAAAGAATTAACTTTGTAACTGAACTTGACACCAGCACGGCTGTAACCGCCACGGATTCTTGTTTTGTGTCCACGCTCTTGAGTGTATTTAGCAATTCTTACACCCTTATAGATGTACTCAGCAGACCCGCGAGCGCTATTACGCTCAACAACTTCTAATCCTTCGTATTTCATCCAGTCCTCCTCTCAGGACAAGTTCAGTATATCAAACTGGGGTTGTTTATACAACCACAACTTGCTGGAACTGTTTTAAGATTTGTTTTCTTTGGGCTTCGCTGAACAAGGCATATTCACCCTTGTAAGGTTCGCCGTTTAATCTGCCATTTTGTTTGATGATTCTTTTTGCTTGTTCAACAGCGTAAGTTTTTGCGACTCCATAAAAAGTCTGCTCGCTCTCAACACCGTTTACGAAAGCATTTACCTGATACCCCTTGCCGTAAGGCGCAATGTTTGTCGCCTTGATGATTACTTTCTCAGTCATCTTGTCCTCCTCTCGGACAAGATGAGTATACCAAAAGGGGGTTAGGAATTCAACCTACGGAGGCGCTCTTCTTGAATCATGTTGAGGGTCAGAAAGTAGCCAA